TCTCTGAGCTGATCTTGGGTAAGCCCCAGCGCTGTTCCATAAGCACGCTGTACAGTGTCTGTAGCAGCCTCTTCATTACCCAGAACAAGAACTTTATGCCCTTGATCTACATAGCCACCGGGTCCGAGTGCTAAGGTGAGTACAAATGCAGTCTTACCTGTATTAGAGTTAGCGAAGATAATACCAAACTTACGGCGGGATAGACCGGGTATCTTACGAGATAGAGGTTTTAGATTGAATTCTAAGTAACCTTCTTTTTCTTCCTGCTCTAAAATTTCAGTGAGGCTAAGCGTTGTTGGTTCACCTATATCATCTGGTAGAAAACCTTCTCGGTGCTGATCAATGAAATCTAGCAGCTTAGTCCAACACTCAGTATTACCCTCGGATACCTGTAAGCCTATCTCGGCTACATACTTACCTACATAACGGCGCCATAACGTTTCAATGGTGTCTGTAGCTATATCTAAGCTTATGGGCTGAGCTTCTTTTATATCCTCTACGAGGTGATATATCTCACGCTTTTCAGCTTTTGTTGCTACTGGGTTATGTAAAGACCAAAGAGACATAAGCTCGTCGGTTGATAGATCATGCTCGTACTTATCGTGAGCTAAGGTAATAACCTGGTATAGATCTCTGATGTCCTCTTCGAATAACTGCTTCGATAGTTTTTCTTTATTTTTTCTGTAAAAGTCGTAGGACAGAAGACTTTTGAGAAAACTCGTGTCTAACATGTATTTCCCCTAATGTATCTCTTAGGGTAACTATATTACACTAGACTAAATAAAAATAAAGCCCTGAGTTTTATTCTCAAGGCTTCATCTGTCTAACCTATAAACTTAGTTAAGAGGTTCGTATTTTTAGTTTGGTGATATCAGGATGTCCATCACCTCTGCGTTCTTTAATATCACATTGATGGTATACAACCCGAGGATTTCCCCGGGCTAGTTCTTTCATAGCAGCTTCCAGCTTTTGCTGTTCCTCTGCAGCGTCCTTAAATCCGCCGGGTAACTCATAATCCAATAGGATTAATCCACGGGCTTTCACAATAACATCCTTTCTAGAGACTCAGGAGTGAGATATTTAATATCGTCTTCAAGTAGCAGCACCTTAGTCTCAACTCTTCCTTCAAGTTTGCTTTTCAGGCGTATTGCCTTTCGAGATGCATCCTTATCTAACGCTATTACTACCTTAGTAAAGTGTAATAATTCCGCCCTCTGTTGGGAGCTTATCGTGGTACCAAGTAACGCGCAACCTGAACAAAACGTGAACTGAGATATGTTAGCAGCTGATGCAGCATCTTCAACTACAACTGCAACACTACCTCTACCAATAGTTAATAGGCCTGTCGTATCTCCATAGTTCTTCCATTTAGGCTTTTCATTAGTAAGAGATCTACCAACGCCGCCATTACCATGAGGCATCATGTATATAACCCGCTTCTGCGCTGGGCTGTATTTTATATCTATCAGGCCATCTTCTAGTGCTTGCAGTGAGTTTACTGATTTTAGGTAATTCATTGCAGAAGGGTGTTGCCTGGGATCAGATAGCATCTCCGGCATCAGGGCGCCTGTAGGCTTCACTGAGGAGCTTTCTCCCTCAACCCGGCGCCGGATACCCAACAAGGTCATTCCTACATTCTCTGAGCCTCTGAGGCCACAGCTAGCCTTAAAGCAATGCCATACCTTTCTACCTTCTTTATTACTAATACCCATCGTCTTGTTACCACCACAGAAAGGACAGTTAATACGCTTAGTCTGCCCTTCGCGTAGTTTAATAGGTTTAAGTGTCTCTAGCTGTTCTTTATAAGTAAACAAGGTATTAGTATTCCATTTGATGAATGTTTTAACTTACTGTTTTATATGAAATCGCTAACACCCTGAAGGTCGTAGGTTCAAATCCTACTCCCGCAACCAACATACTGATTTTATTACGTTTTTTAGTGTCATTAACTGCGAAGTCGCCATTTGCGTACATAACCCTAATCACAACCCTTATTATTACCTTTATTAGAGTTGGCTGATTCCTTTTCTTTTGCACGCTGTCTCTCATCCTCATCCATTGGACGAATATCTTTCGTGTAGTTTATATGATCGGTGATGAAATCGTATATAACTTGCATATCGAGTTTAGCAGCTGCGCAATATAGCACTAACTTTAAACCCTCTTCTTGTAGTATACCTCTAGCATGTTCATCCATATGGAATTGAAAGGTAGCACTACCATCTTCATGTTCTTTTACGGATTCTACACCAATCATAGCTGTCATAGATTAAAACTCCCGTAGAGCGTGCCAGGTTTTAGGAAAGAGATTATACATCTCTTCATCAATACGATCGGCAACTATCCGGCTTTCGTATTGAGTGTCTTCAGTACAGCGAAGATTACACATATTGGCAAAGGCATCTAAGCTACCAGTCCAGTACCATTCAGTGTAAGTAGCCTGTGGCAGCCAACCTCGTGCTACTTCTGGTGCTATGCCTCTATCTATAAGCTCTGCATAAAGCTTCTTAGATTTCTCCATGTGATCTGCCAGCTCTAAGTCAAACTGATCGTGCATCACAGCTTCATTTGCATTACCCTCACTGCCCTGCTTCTTATCTGCAGCTTTGTACCGGAAGGGATTAGGCAGATAGATTTCAGGTGGATCGTCCACATAACGTCTACTGATCTCATTCCAGCGTAGAAACTTATGCTTCACCAGCTGCCGGGCTACAAAGACAGGCGCCTTAACATAGAAGCTAGCGGCTGCGTGTCCGAACGGACTGATATGCTTATGCTCAGCCAGGTAACTAACCAGCTTACTATCTTTTTGATTTAAGCCGTATTGTGGTTCCTCATAGACATAACCATCAGCATCTTCGATCGTTACTGTGCCAGTCTTAACCAGTTTAGATTTCTTATTAAAGCTTACGCGTGCTGCATTCACGGTACTAAGATCTGTACCCATGCTGTCTATTAGAGTTACTTCAATCAAAAGTCTGGCTCCCCGTTCTCGTCGAAATTTGGTCTACGATATTTAGTTTCCCGGATTGTATCTTTGGTGGGATCATCCAGCTCTTCGAGCTTATTAGAAAATACACCAAGATCCTGTAGGTGTAGCTCTAGGCCTAATGGGATTTCACTTTCGTACATTTGTATCTATTCTCCGTAGCTCGTCTCTTACTTCTCTGATAAGGTCTATTAATCTCTCAACTAATTGATGGCTGTTCTTGCCGCATACTCTTCTGATCTCTGCGTCCAGCTCTTTCCTTGCCTCATTAACTCTGCTCACCCAAATCTCCTCTTCATACCGTTACGGGCTAACGCCTTGGTTGGTCTTACATAGATATTAAGTACGTCCCGGCTCTGGTGGCCGGTTACTGATCGTATTTCATCTGCAGTGCTGCCGCATTCAGCCATCTCAGTGGCGCCTGTACGCCGTAGATCAGCTATTCTCAGATCATCTGGCAGCCCAGCGCTACGGCAGACATCTCTGGCTTGCTTGTAGTAGCTCCAGCGCGTGTGTGGCTTACCTGTGATGTCATTCAGTACTATGCAGCCACTATTTTGTGATAGCTTGCTCATACGATCTAAAATTTCATCTGTAAGCTCTACATCTACATACGTACCGGTCTTTTCCTGTACAAAGCTAAGCTCACCATCTTTGATCTGCTCATACGTAACCTGGCGCATATCACCTGGACGCTGACATAGGTGGTAACACATAAGCGCTAGTAGGGCTAAGTTATCCATCTCATACTTATCACACTCATCTAAGAACGTGCGTACTTGATCAGCTTCCCAGACTACTGTGCGTGCCTTAGGCGCCTTTAGTCTCATCTTCTCGAATGGATTATGAGTAACTCTGTTGGCACGCTTGGCTACATTCCAGATAAGACGCATAACCTTCATGCAGTGTACAGCTCTGTGATGGCTGTAAGTCTCACGTATAGTATTCTTTAAAGTAGTAGCGTGCTCATTACTGACATTCTTAGCCAGCATTTGACCAAAGCGAACATTAGCAGATCCCAACCGGGCTTCACTGACATTGTTCATCAGCATACGAAAGGTACGCTTTGTATTAGCTGCAGTGTCTAGCCATTCATCCTGGCCTAGATAATATGCAAAGATACCATTAACAGTGGTATCTTCTATATAAAACCTTCTCTCGTTACGGCGACGATGTTCGATGTAAGCATCATCTATCTGTGCGCTGTACTGTAGAGCCTCATCACGGCTTGCCATACGCTTATAGACTACGCCTAATGCCTCTCGAAGATATTTAGGTGGGTTGAATGCATAATACGTAGACCCATTGGTAGATTTTCTTTCATCTACATATTTGATCTTCATCTGTCTCTCCTGGTGTATTTATAAATACATTAGTAACAACACTAGGTAGGTATTAGCAATATAAAAATGTTTTAACTAATGTAATTTTAGGGGTAGACAGATTACCTTAACGTATGTATCCTGCGGAGGCCTTTTGGCCGGAGCTAAAGATAAATCAGCCTTAAATATTACTTAAAGGGGGCCGCCAAGCCCATTAAAAAACCCGGCTCAAGGCCGGGCTATAAGTTGTATGGAGTAAGTCAATTATATTATATGAATTGTTAAGTCTAATTCTTCAAAGTGTACTTTAGAAAGATCTTGATTTTCTCTAGCTTCTAGAAGTTCATATAAAGCTTTAGAAAACTGCATAGCTATAAAA